GGGAAGAGCGAGCCGAATTCCGCTCTCAGGCCACCAGACAGGCGGTCTACCAGTTCGAGGGGTCCCTGGTGGTCCGAGGAGTCCACGTCGGGGCCAATAAGATCAGGAGGGGCCTGGACGTGGCCGTGGATCCCCTGCTCTCGATCGAGCAGATCCCCTGACACCGTGATCTTGTGCCGGGTCAACGCCCTCTGGTAGACTGCGGGCGAGACTGGAAGTCGGAGGGACCATGGTCAAGCTGAAGAACCTGCTCAGGCAGACTCGCGTGTTCAACCTCGATCACCCCACCTTCTTGGGGACCGCTGGGGAACACCCGGTGGGCAAGCCCGAGACCCTGACCCTGTTCCCCCTGGAGGCCAGGGACGTTCACGACGACGTGATCAAGTGCGCCGGGGTCAAGTCGGCCTTGGCTCCGACCAACGGGGCGCGCCCCACCCTCCGGGTCCTCTAGGTACTAGGAGCAAAACACCATGCCCGCGTCGAACCTCCTGCTCGCCTCGAAGATCGTCGTCGTCGAAGAACCCCCCCAGATCCGCAACATCCCCGGGGTCCCCACGGCGATCGCCGCCTTCGTCGGGGTGACGGAGAGGGGCCCCGTCAGGATCCCCGTCTTCGTCACGGACTTCGAGGACTTCAAGACCGTCTTTGGCGGCTACACGAGCCTCTCCGACATGCCCAACGCCGTGGAGGGGTTCTTCCGCAACGGCGGGACCGCGGCCTGGATCACGCGGATCACCCACTACACGGACATCACGGATCCCCTGACCTCCACCGCGGTCAAGGGCGACCAGATGATCCTCGACCGCGGCGGCGTGGCGGGCCCCGCGGTGCTGGACTCGGTCGCGGGGCCGTTCCAGCTTCAGGCGGGTCAGATCCTGGAGGTCAACATCGACGCCGCCGGAGCCGACGCCCTGACCCTGCAGGCCGTGGACGCCAACGTGGTCAGCGGGAACGCCGAGCCCTTCGCCCTCGCCGACGGCGACACGCTGGTCTACCAGACCAACGCCGCGCTCGACGATTCCGCCCTCGGACTCCTGCGGACGATCACCTTCCTCGCAGCCGATCCGCTGATCGCCGTGATCGGGGCCGCGACGGCCGAAGAGATCGCCGCCGTGATCAACCGCGACGGGATCGGGATCTCGGCCGAGGTCACCGGAGCCGGAACGACGGTCACGATCCACTCCGACGCCAAGGGTTCGGCCGCCAAGCTCTCGATCGACGCGACCTCGACCGCGATCGCCGTGGGCAAGCTGAACATCGCCGCCGGGGTGACGTCGAGCGCCGGCCCGAACAACGTCGCCCTGATCGACGCCGTGACCGCGACCGAACTGGCCGCGCTCCTGACGGCCCTCCCCCTGTCCGCCGGAACCGCGGTCGCGGTCGCAGGAGCCCTGCGCCTGACGGGAGTCACGACCGGAGTCGGCGGGACCGTGGTGATCACCGCGAACACCACCGCCCTGGGGATCTTCACCGGAGCCCTCCCGATCACCCAGACCGGGACCGCCGCCCTGGAGTCGAACACCCTCAAGGTGATCGCCCGAGACCCCGGGGAGTGGATCTCCTCGCCCGTGCTCTACTCGGTCGACATCGAGGCCCCGAGTTCCGGCGACGCGGACAGGTTCAACCTGCGAGTCAAGAAGGGGACCGCCACGGCCGAGATCTGGCCGAACCTCTCCATGGACGCACTCGACACGCGCTACGTCGAGTCGTTCATCGCGGCGAACTCCAAGCTGATCGACGTCGAAGACCAGTTCAGCCCCGCCGTCTCCCCGAACAACCTCCCCAAGGTCGGATCCTGGTCCGCCTGGGCGAATCAGGACAACGGCCTCACCGGCCTCGTCGACGCCGACTACGTCGGATCCCAGGCGGGGGGCACGGGGCTCTACGCGCTCGACGTGATCTCCGCCCTGACCCTGCTGGCGGTTCCCGGGCGAGCGACCAGCGCCGTTCACAACGCCATGATCTCGTACTGCGAGGTGGATCGCGCCGGAACCTGCTTCTCCATCCTGGACCCCCCGAGCGATCTCGACGAACAGCAGATCAAGACCTACGTCGAGACCACGGCGGCCCTGCTCGGGCTCTCCGAGTTCGGGTCGATCTATGCCCCGAGGGTCAAGATCCTCAACCCGAGCACGGCGATCTTCGGCGTGGCGAACGAGATCACGGTCCCGCCCTCGGGCCACCTTCTCGGTGCCTACGCCCGCACCGACGCCGCGCGCCCCGGCGGCGTCTACGAGGCTCCGGCCGGGATCGAGAACGGGATCCTCTTCGGCGTCCTGGGCTTCGAGGGAGACGATTCCGTCACGGGAGCCAGGTCCTGGGTCCGCGACGAGCGCAAGCGCGACGTCGTCTACCCGAGCCGGATCAACCCGATCACGGTCATCGGGAACTCGCCGAGGCACATCGACGGATCGCGCACGCTCAAGGGCGACGGGAACTTCCCGAGCGTCTCCGAGCGTCGCGGCGTGATCTTCATCGAGGACTCCATCAAGCAGGGGATCCTCTTCGCCAAGCACCGGAACAACGACAGGCGCCTCCGCATGGAGGTCAAGCGCTCCATCACTTCGTTCCTCCTGCGCCAGTACGACGTGCAGGCCTTCCGCGGCGACACCCCGACCCAGAGCTTCTACGTCGACGTCAGCGACGCCCTCAACACCCCGGAGAGGATCCTCGCTGGTCAGCTTTACGTGAGGATCGGGTTGGCCACCCAGCGGCCGGCGGACTTCATCACGCTCCTGGTCACGCAGGACACCCGCGAACTCGACGAGCGCCTCGCGAGCCTGGGGCTCGGGTAGCTCAGGCTAGGAAACAGGAGAGCCCATGACCGTCTTCGGAGTCCCGAACAACCGGCAGTACTTCAAGAAGTTCAAGTTCGTCGTCGAGATCCAGGGGGTCGCCTTCGCCGGCTTCAGGGACATGAGCGACCTCAGGGTCTCGGTCGCCGAGGTGGCCCATCACGAGGGTGGGTCGCTGATCCCCAAGAAGGAACCGGGGCGCGTGACCTTCGCGGACGTGACCCTCTCCCGAGGGGCCACGACCGACGAGGACCTGTGGAACTGGATGAAGGAGACGATCGCCGCGGGATCGATCCTGGTGGATCCGGCGCAGAAGCGCACGATCGACGTCGTCCAGCAGGACCGCGCCGGGACCGAGGTCAACCGCTGGACGCTCCACAACTGCTGGCCCAAGGAGTTCATGGCCGGCTCGTGGAACAACGAGGCCGACGAGAACGTGATCGAAGAGATCGTGCTCGGGTACGACTTCTTCGACAAGGGCGGCGACGCCGCCTAGCAACCCCTCCCCGTAGGGAGCACCAAACAAGGAGAGACCCATGGGATTCGAGACGATCACCAAGGACACGATCAAGGGCAAGGCCATTCGGGAACTGCAGGCCTGGGCCCAGGTCCCCCTGGCTGGCGCGGCGGCGGCCACGGACATCGCTCTGGCTGGCGCGACGGTCGAGAAGACCACCGTCGTCGGCGTCATGGAAGTGATCCACGACCCGAACGGTGGCGGCGCGGGCGTGTCGAGCCTCTCGTTCGCCGACAGGACCTCCGAGGCCGCGATCACCAGCGACGGGAACCTCCAACTCAGCACCACCGACACGACCGGGAGCATCTTGCTCGTCTCGACGGTGAACAAGCCCTAGCGGCTTGAGCCCTGGAGGTGCGGTACCGCAACTCTTCTCGCCCGTCCAGACCGGGCCTGGATCTAGCGCGGGCGAGCACAACCGTTAGAGAAACCGAAATCCAAACCGAAACCGAAACCGATAGGAGGTCCCTCCATGGGGCTCACGATTGAATGTCCGAGCGGGATGGTCGTCACCCTGCGCGAGTTCAAGGTCACCGACGAGAACTTGCTGGCGAACAAGAAGGCGATTCGCCACGGAACCGGGGTGACCAATCTCCTCGACCACGTCACCGAGCGGGTCGACGACGTCGGCTACTACTCCCTCAGCGAACCGGACAAGGACCACAAAGAGCCCTGGCTGAACTGGGCCAAGGTGCTCCAGGGCGATCGCATGGTCGTCCTCAAGGAAAACCGGATCGAGACCTGGGGGCCCGACATGGTCGACGATCGGCCCTGCGCGCATTGCCGCGAGCCGGTCAAGACCAACTTCAGCCTCTCGGACCTGGAGGTCAAGGCCCTCCCGAAGGAGTCGGTCGACCACGTCGTCAACGGCACCCCGCTCATGGTGACGCTTCCGCGGTGCGGCGTCACGGTGGGATTCAGGCTCCTGAGGGGCAGCGACGAGAAGGCCCTTCAGAAGATCGAGAAGCAATCCAAGGACACGCTGTCGTCCTCGTACCTGCGTCTCCGCACGGTGTCGATCGACGGCGTGAAGGAGCCGGACTGGGGTCGCTGGCTGGAGAACATGGGCGGCTTCGACTCGTCCTACTACCGTGCCGCCATGGACGAGTTCGACTGCGGGCTCGAACAGGAGTGGGGCTTCGAGTGCGACGACTGCGGCCACCTGTGGACTGACGACGTCAAGTTGCGTGAGGGTTTTTTGTTCCCGAAGTATCGAGGGAGGATCACCACGAATCGATAATCTCGCTGCTGGCGAGGTATCCCAATCGGTGCGGGTTCAACCTCACGTACCAGGACGTCCTATCGCTACCAGTCAAGCTGCGGGATAGGATGGTCGAGCAGATCGAAGAGTGGAGGTCCTCAGAGGGGAGAAAGTAGCCAGTGGCCCTCAATAACCTCGGAATGGGAATCGTGTTCACCGCCAAGGACCTTGCCTCGCAAGTCGTCCACCGGCTCGGGAACAGCTTCGGGGGCCTGGACGACACCGTAGGGGGTGTCTCCGAGCGCATGGCGAAGAAGCTCGGGATCTCCGTCGACACCATGACCATGAGTCTCAAGACCCTCACGGCCGGTCTCGCGATCGCCACCGTGGGGGTCGCCGGGTTGGGGGCCGGGTTCGCCCTCGCGAGCAAGTCGGAGAAGTTCGAAGAGGGTCTCGCCGGGGCCTCGGCGATCATGCGGGCCACGACCACCGAGTTGGGTCTGCTCAAGGCGGCGGCGATCGACGCCGGTATCGCCACCCAGTTCTCGCCGACGGAGGCCATTGAGGGTCTGCAGAGCTTGGGCGCAGCGGGCCAGACGGCGAGACAGGCGACGGCCACCCTGATCCCGGTCCTCGACCTGGCCGCTGCTTCCTTGGGGCAACTCGGAGTGGCGGGATCGGCAGAGGCCGTGGTCGGAACGCTGAACGCGTACAGCATGTCCGCGGATCAAGCCGCGGGGGTCACGGATCGGCTGGTCAGGATCACGCAGATCTCGAACTTCCAGGCCCGAGACTTCGCCAGCGGTCTCTCGACGGCGGCCGCCGCGGGCGCGACGTTCAATCAGGACCTCAACACGGTCCTGGTCACCATGGGTCTCCTGAGGAACGCGAATATCGACGCCTCCAGGGCCGCGACCTCGTTCCGAGAAGCGACGTCCCGCCTCGGGTCTGACACGAGGGCTCAGTCGGCTATCACGAAAGTCGGCGTGAACGTGTTCGATCGGGTCACCGGGAAGATGCGGAATCTGATCGATATCACCCGCGACTTCGCACGGGCCACGAAGGGCCTGACGGACGAACAGCGACTGAGCCAGGTCAAGATCGCGTTCGGCCAGAGAGGCCTCCTGGCCTTCTCGGCGATCTCGGGGGCCACGGCGGAGAAGATCGCCGAACTCAGGAGTCAACTCGAAGGCGCCGGGGGCGCGGCCGAGGAGTTCCGAAAGAAGATGCTCGCCACTCTGGGCGGACAGAAGAAGCTCCTGAAGGGGACGATCGACACGATCGGTGTCGTCGTCGGCGACGGATTCGCTAAGATCCTCGCCCCTGCGGTCGAGACCGTCGTGGTGTCCCTGAACAGCATGCTGAAGGTCTTCCGAGACCTCCCCGAGTCGGTCAAGACGGGAGGCGCGCTGACCTTCATGTTCGGGTCCCTGGCTCTCGTGATCGGGGGGCTCGTCACGGCCGGGACGGCCCTGGCGACGGTATTCGGTGGAGCTATCGCGGGAGCCTTCGCTACCGCGGCGCCGTTCATCGGGGCGATCCTCGCCGGGCTGGCCCTGCTGGGAGCCGAAATCGTCGTCCTGAAGACCGCGTGGGAATCCAACTTCGGTGGGATCCGAGATACGGCCCTGTCCGTATTCTCCCAGATCCAAGCCGCGGTCTCGGCGGTCATGCCCTTCGTCATGGCGGCCTTCGAGGGGGCGAGTTCTGCCCTGCGCGAGGTCTTCTCGGGGGTGATCGGGGCGATCGAGCCCGTGTTCGCCGATATCATTTCGACGGCCAAGGCGGCCTTCTCCTCCCTCATGGAGGGGATCGCACCGATCGCCGAGGCCCTGGGATTCACCGGTCCTGGAGCTACCGCCATGGCGGTGATCAAGGCCGTGGCCTCCTTCATGGTCAAGAACTTCTTCCGCCCGGCCACGATCTTCATCAAGATCTTCTCGTTCGGAATTCGACAGGTGCTCTTCGGGTTCCGCGCCGTGTTCAAGGTGATCTTGGCGATCAAGCGCTTCTTCACCCCGCTGGTCACGAGTCTGATCGGAATCGCCAAGATCGTCCGCGGGTTCCTCATGGACTTCCTCGGGATCACGCGCGTGATCGACATGCTCACGACCGCGTTCACGACCGTCTATCCGGTCGCGGTCCAGGTCTCCCTCAAGATCAAGGCGGCGATTATCGC